AATATAGTTTTAACTTGCTTTGGCCTGAACTTTATAATATAATGATAGTACAATGAAGCCTGCAATAATACACGTTAAAGACGAAGTGAACTGTAAGATCGAAGGTCTTGACTTGGACACTCGTAAAAAGTTATCCAACATGTTCAAGTATGAGATTCCTTATGCACGTTACTTGCCCGCTGTTAAACTAGGACGATGGGATGGCAAAAAAGCATTCTTTCAACTGGGCGGTAGTACATACATTAACCTACTGCCAGACATTCTTCCTGTGCTAGTATCACAAGGCTATGACATAACACTAAATGACACTCGCGATTATCAATGTGAGTTTACACTAGAGCCTGTTGATGAAGATACATTTAGTGATACAGTCTGGCCCAAAGGGCATCCAATGGCAGGACAACCTATTGTGTTGCGTGACTATCAGATTGAAACAATCAATAACTTCTTAACTAATCCGCAAAGCCTACAAGAGATTGCAACAGGTGCAGGCAAAACATTGATGACTGCGGCACTTAGTAAGAGTGTTGAGAACTATGGACGCAGTGTAGTTATTGTTCCAAACAAAAGTCTAGTAACACAAACAGAAGAAGACTATGTTAACATGGGATTGGATGTTGGTGTGTACTATGGCGACCGTAAAGAGTTTGGCAGAACACATACTATCTGTACTTGGCAAAGTCTAAACATTCTACTAAAGAACACAAAGAACGCAGTAGCACCTATAAGCATTGGTGAGTTTTTAGAGGATGTGGTGTGCATTATGGTGGATGAGGTGCATATGGCTAAAGCAGACGCTCTCACAGCCCTGCTAACGGGCGTAATGAGCCACATACCCATACGTTGGGGACTAACTGGCACAGTGCCTAAAGAGAAGTTTGAGAGCGTGGGCATTGTGTGCAGTATTGGTCCTGTGATCAATCAGATCAGTGCAAAAGAACTACAGGACAAAGGCGTACTTGCACAGTGTCATGTGAATGTTGTGCAAATGATTGACACAGTAGTACACACAAACTATCAAAGCGAACTTAAATACTTGTTAGAGGACAAGGATAGACTGGATTATATTGCAGGCTTGTGCGACAGTATCAAAGACACAGGCAATACACTTATACTAGTTGACCGCATTGCAGCAGGCAATGAACTAGCAAGTCGCATACCAGACAGTGTATTTGTTTCAGGGAGTACAAAAGGTGCAGACAGAAAAGCAGAATATGACGAGGTATCAACTGCTACAGGAAAGGTTATCATCGCGACCTACGGTGTTGCGGCTGTTGGTATCAATATTCCTCGTATCTTTAATCTGGTGCTTGTTGAGCCCGGTAAAAGTTTTGTTCGCGTTATCCAAAGTATTGGGCGTGGAATTCGTAAAGCGGAAGATAAAGACTTTGTTCAAATCTGGGACATAACCAGTACAGCGAAATACGCTAAAAGGCATTTAACAAAAAGAAAAGCATTTTATAAAGACGCAAACTACCCATTTACGGTAGAGAAAGCAGATTGGAATTAACATGAGTGAACAACCCAACGGCTTGCCTAAACTAGGCGAAACAATGTATAACACAGGAGTTGCTTATTTTTATGAGCAGTTCAACAACAAAAGCACAGCACCGTTTGTAACTTGGATTATTGAACAGAATATGCTACCAGCCAGTCAGCGTCCTAAAGAACTTACACTTATTATCAATAGCCCAGGTGGAAGTGTGCATGCAGCATTTGCACTTATTGATACTATGAAGGGCAGTAAGATTCCTATTCGTACTGTTGGACTAGGACTTATTGCAAGTTGTGGTATCCTTACATTTATGGCTGGCACAAAAGGTCGCCGTGTTGTTACGCCTAATACAAGTATCCTTAGCCATCAATACAGTTGGGGATCACGCGGTAAAGAACATGAACTGTTTGCTACAATGCGTGAGTTTGAACTTAGCAGTGAGCGTATGCTAGAACACTATAAGAAATGCACAGGCTTGACCGAAAAGAAGATTCGTGAAGTACTGCTTCCTGCAGAAGATGTTTGGCTAAGTGCAGAGGAAGCAAAGAAATACGGTATTGCCGATAAAATTGTAGAAGTATACTAATGTATTCTAGTTATACCCATTTTGGAAAACTAAAAGCATGTGTTGTTGGTCGCAGTTATAGTCCTGAATTTTATTCCTGGATTAAGAATACAAGACTGCGTACTAAATTTGAACAAATAGCACAAGAAACAGAAGAAGATTATCTTAGTTTGTGTATACTTTTGAAAAGTTTTGGAGTTGATGTAATCCGCCCAGATATTCCAGATTACAAAGTTGCAGATTCTGAAAGAATCCCTGGTCCTTATAGTATGACTCCTCGAGATAGTCTTTGCATGATAGGAGAAAAACTTTATAGATGGGATAGTCAAAGACACATCGTTAAAGCAAGCAGTCTCAGAGACTGGGCTGGAAATACAAACGTAGAAAAATTTAATATAAAGAATGATCCTTATGAAGTTATAGAAAAACAGGTAGCGGCACAAGGCAATCAAGTTATCAGAAATCTAGCATTACAGTCAGTACAACCAAATGGTATATATAGACTAGGTGATACACTTATAATAGGAACTAGTGCTGACATTGACGAGCAACCTATCATAGATTGTTTTCCTGACTATAAAATACACACTGCTGAAAGTGATGGTCACATAGACGGCGCAATGAGTATACCCTGCCCTGGTCTTATTTTAAGTATTAAAGATTTTGAAGTTGAGTACAATAAACTTTATCCAGATTGGGAGGTTTGTTATTTGGGAAACACAAGTTTTGCAAAAGTACAAGACTGGAGAAAATTAAAAATGAAGAACGGCGGCAAATGGTGGTTACCGGACGCAAGCGAAGATGACGAACTAGTTGATCTAGTAGAGCATTGGTTGTCGGATTGGGTTGGTTATGTAGAAGAAACTGTGTTTGATGTAAACATATTGAGTGTTGATGAAAAAAATGTTATAGTAAGTGGATACAATGAAACTGCATTTCGAGCATTTGAAAAACACGGTATAACTCCTCATATCACTCCCTGGAGACACAGATTCTTTTGGGATGGCGGCATTCATTGTATTACATTAGATCTGGATAGAGAAGATTCAAAAAAGGATTATATTACATTATGAGAATTCTAACACTGGAAAACACTGCATATGAAATGAATGATATACCAGACGAAGTAGATGATCTTCGTTTTGCAATACTGGATAACAGTAATCCCGCTGATCCAGATTACTTTTTTATTCCGCTTATATTTCTAGAAAGTTTTAATAGTCCGGCAGTGGTGTTAGATGTTGGTGGCAATATGATTCGCATGCCAGTGGATTGGAAGATCCTAATAGGTGATAGAGACATCGGCGACCTAGAGATGCTTAACTTTAGCAGTTTAAATGATCGTGGCTTTGATGCGTTTGTGTTTAATCCACTGGGAGACTTTAGACACAACTACTTGCCAGTAAACATTGTAGACATTTACAGCGATGTTAAATGGTTCTTCCCTAAACTAAAACAGGGACAAATCCTTGCTATTCCAATTGAAACAGGCGTAGAGAATCCTCGTTGTGTGTTCTGTGCCAAAGAGATTAACAAACAAAACGAGATTGTAAGCATTGACAAAGCCTGGTAGAATAATCCGTACAGACTATAGAAGTTTTCAGTTTAGTCATTATTTGGATTTTCACACTGCAGTTAAACATGGCAATCGTGCGCAGGGCATTATAGATCGTGTAAAGCGTTACCTGGAACATCGCACAGATACGGAATATAAAATAGAAAGCGTGGACAATACAGTTGTGTTAGAGTTTGAAACACTTGACGATGCTCGTATGTTTGTGTTATCATTTAGTGATGTAATAGATACCCACGGAGTTAGATTTGACTAATTTACATTACGCAGTGTGCGCGGCACGAGGAGCAAGCGGTCATTTTCTAGGTCATTTTCTTCATCCCGAGTACAAATCTAATAGTGCTAATATTAGAATCGACACATTACAACAAAATCATACAATTTATGATTACACACAAAGTATTGATGACGGTCATACGCACAACTTCGATTACACTCATGCTAACAAAAAAGTTTTAAGAATTTTAACACCTACTAGAAATGAAAAGATCAAAGCAGTGTTTAATATATTTTATAAAAATGTTTTAGATAATAATTTTGATTTAACAACTTTTTTTAACAAATATTATAATAATCTACTTAATATAGAAAAAACAGAGTATAATCATAGTGATATTGCCAATACTATTAGTGTGCATTACAAAGACGTATTTAATTTGCTATATCTATCAGAAATCTATTATAATGTTAACAAAACTATTTGTCCAGATTATAAGATCGAATATGCACATAGTTACATTTCAAAGCACATAGAACTTTATAATAACTGGAGTTATAAAGTATTAGAACAAGTTTTCAAATTTGAATATGATAACAACTTAATAGAATCTGTAAGTGGAAAGATGCGCAATTGGAGCATTGATAACATTAACCAAGATAACTGGCAAGAATTTTTAGAAGAGAAACTATGTCCGACAAACTACAGTTAAACACAATACTTGCTGCAATAGATCGCAAAGACTATGCGTTCTATGATGGACTTACACAGGAACATCAAAAGCAAGTAACTCCATTCTTACTAAACCGTTATGTAAGTCTTGTCAAAGATGGAAAGCCAATAGAACATAAACTCGAAATAGAATCGTATTATCTTATGGCTACAAATAAACATGTAAATTGTAATTATTTTGAACTAG